TGATGAGCGCCTTCTTCAATCTCTGCCCAGTATCGGCGCGCCACGGGTATCTGCTCGTGGTGAAGAACGAGCAGGGGGGCCTCATCGCCATCTGCCCCAAGTGCTACGTCCCAGTGAAGGGGCGCAAGAATCTCATGGAGGTGAAGTGATGATCGCAACAGTCTGGCAAGGCATCACGCGCCCAGTGGCAGTGCAGACGATCACTGACTGGGATGCGTTGAAGCAGCAACTGCACCAGCACCGCGCCACGCTGAACAAGAAGACGGGGCGGCTATGGTCGCCAGTCACCTTGAAGGCTGGCACCTACACCCGCGCCAACGCCAACATTGAATCCGTCACCGCGCTGGTGCTGGACTTCGACGCTGGCGAGCGTTGGCGTGACGTGCGCCAGCAGCTAGACGGCGAGTGGGTGGCATACACCACCTTCAGTCACTCTGGCTGGGGTGAACGCTTCCACGTCGTCAAGCGACTTGCGCAGCCCGTAGCGGCTGCAGAGTGGCCCGACGTGTATCGCAAGGCTGCCGCGCGCTACGGCAAGGCTGACAATCTGCCAGCGCCCAGCCACTCGTATTACTTGCCGCAGCATCAGCCCGGCATGCAGCATTGGACGGAGGCTTCAGCATGAACGCAGTCAAGGACTTTCTCGGGTTCACGCTATTCGTGGCGTGCATCTACATCGTGCTAGTCGTAGGGGGTGCATCGTGAGAATCAACCGCGCCAGTGATCCGAAGACGATCACCAGCTTCTACAAGCCGAAGGAGCGCATCGAAGCGCGCAAGCGCAGCGACGTCACCATCGTCGTCTGCATCGCCGTCATCATCGTGGTGGCGCTGGTAAGGGGGCTCTGATGATCGCTGACCTATGCAAGCCGGGGGACATCAGCGGGATCGGCAAGCACCGACCCTGCGTTCGGGTGCTCATGTGTGGCAAGTGTGAGCGTCCACTTGTTGACAATGCGCCCGTGTGTGGGGAGTGCTCGTATTGCATCCGCCTAGAAGAGCGACGTGCGCGCAAGCCGCGCAAGACGCCGACGGGGCGCTGGTAATGCCGCTCTACGTGTTCGAGTGCTGGACGTGCTGCACCACTGAGGAGCGACTGCAGACGGGATACCAGCCCGTAGTGCCGCGCTGCGACGGATGCGGGGCGTGGATGCAGCTGCAGATCAGCCCAAGCAGCGTGCAGTTCAAGGGCGAAGGATGGGCCAAGCAAGACAGAAAGAAGGAGGGAAAGCAATGAGCAAGAAGTTCGAGTTCGTCAAGGCACCGCAGCGCAGCCCTGAGTGGCTGGAGTTGCGACGTCAGGGGCTGGGAGCGTCTGACATGGCGGCAGTCATGGGCGTGAGCCCGTACAAGACGCCCTACCAGCTCTGGGCTGAGAAGACTGGGGCAACGCCAGAGCAGAAGGTCGGAGCGGCTGCCAACCGTGGCGTCATCCTTGAGGATGCCGTGGCGCAGTACTACGAGCAGGAGCGCGGCGTGAAGTTGCGCAAGTCGAACGGCATCGTCCGACTGAAGGCGCAGCCCCGGATCATGGCGTCGCTGGATCGCACCATCGTTGGCGAGCCCAAGGGCATCGTTGAGGTGAAGACGTCAGCCAGCCCACGCTGGAGTATGTGGCCCGTGCCGCCTGAGGTCGTCATCCAGACGCACGTGCAGATGGGCATCATGGGCGCTGACTGGTGCGACGTCGTCGCCCTGCTCGGCGGGCTGGTGTTCAAGATCGAGCGCGTGCAGTTTGACCCCGTGCTCTGGGATGAGATTCAGCGCGCGGCGCTGCTCTTCTTGGCAGCCGTGGACTCTAAGACGCCGCCGCAGTTGGAAGCACTAGACGCCCAAGCCTTCGCCATTGCCACGCCGCAGGGCTCGCAGGAGTTCGTGGAAGCAACGGCTGACTTGGAGCGCGTGTACGCGCAACTCCGTGAGACGAACACTGAGCTGCACTTCTTGGAGCAGAAGAAGGGCTCGCTCGAGATCATCATCAAGGAGGCGATCGGCGAGAAGGCGGGGCTGGCTGGCAACGGCTGGACGGTGTACTGGAAGCAGGCACGCCCGTCGGAAGTCACGGACTGGAAGATGGTGGCGCAGGCATCAGGTGCCCTGCAGTCAGTGATCACCACTTACACGGACGTGAAGCCCGGCTCGCGCCGCTTCATCATCAACGACGGAGGGCTTCATGACTGAGCAGACGATCATCCTTGACCCGTATGAGTGGGCGCACGCCAAGCAGGTCGGCACCGCGCGTGACGAATCCAGCAAGGCGAAGGGGCAGCAGGGGCGAGCAGGTCAGTCACCTGACCGCAGCCTGCAGAACCACATTGACGGCGCAGCTGCTGAACTGGCAGTATGCATCGCTCTCGGCTTGCCATGGTCGGCAAACATCGACACCTATCTGAACGAGCCAGACGTGGAGGTGCCGTGGCTCGGCGGAGTTGAGGTGAAGTGGACGTCGGGCATCGGGCTCATCGTTCGCAACGAAGGACGTCACGAGACTCACGTGCTGGTGACTGGCAACGGGCCAGTCAAGCGCATCGTGGGCTGGCTGGACGTTGCAGGGTTGGAAGCACTCAAGGCAAGTCCGAAGACTGACTTCGGCAACGGTCGGGCGCCACAATGGCTGAAGCCGATCGAAGAACTGAACGACTGGGGACTCTTCCCCAAGAAGGAGGCAGCATGAACAAGCACTCAGAGATTCTCGCCGCGTTGTCGGCGCCCTTCCCGCCTGAGGTGATTCGTCACCGCACTGGTGCCGGGGGCAAGGACTTGACGTGGGTGGACGCCCGCACCGTCGCAGCTCGGCTGGATGAGGTGCTTGGCGTCAATGGCTGGGACTTCGCCGTTGAGCCAGTCGGCGACACGAACACGGTGGTCGGAATCCTGACCTGCCGCTTCCCTGACGGCACGGTTGCCCGTCGCCAAGACTTTGGCTATGAGACTGGCGGCTCGGGCGAGTCGCTGAAAGAAGCCGCGTCAGACGCTCTCAGGCGCTGCGCGTCACTCTTTGGGGTGGCTAGGTACCTTTACGGCGGCGAAAAGCCCGCAGCGGGGCGCGTTGGGCTGCCTGCGTTGAAGCCTATGAGCCTCCCTCAGACTCCAGTGCCAGCCCAGCAGGGGCATGACACCGTGGTGCTGAAGGCAGCCATGGACATGTTCGGCGCTGACAACTGCCCTGACCATGGGCAGCCGTGGACGAAGAAGCCCGGCGGCGTATCGAAGGCGAGTGGCAAGCCGTACGCACCCTTCTGGGCGTGCTCTGGGCGCACTGACGGGGTCTTCTGCAAGAAGAAGCCGAGCATTGACTGGATTGCAAAGCAATCGGAGCCAGTCGGCGAGCCAGTGCGCGCTGAAGAAGACCTCAGCGAGTTGCCGTTCTAGGTCATCACATGGGGGCGGGCTCTGGACGGCTCGCCCCCGCCAGCACTGGAGGATCACATGGGACTCTGGATCAAGTGGGACGCTAACGCCCACAAAGACGACAAGATCGCACTGCTCACGGACACGGAGTTCAGGGCGTTCGTCACGGCAATCGCTGAAGCCAAGCAGCTTCGGAGCGGCGGCATCTTCAAGAGCCGGGAGCACCTGAAGGCGTGCATCGGCAACCGCTTCGGCAAGGCGATCAGCGGGCTGATCACGAAGGGCCTGCTCGGGGTAGATCAGTCAGGGATCGTTGCCATTACGGGGTGGGATCGCTATCAGGTCGACCCGACATCAACCCGACGTCAGGCTGCGTTCGTGGCTCGGCGCCGTTCAGAATCGGGTGGGATAACGGAATCCAAACAGCATAGAGAGAGAGCAGAGAAGAGTGAGAGAGAGAAACCCCCTACCCCCTTACAGGCGGGAGAAATCTTGAGGAGGATTGTCGGATGAGGAGCGTGGCGTTCATTGGCAAAGCAGGCACTGGGAAGACGACCCTGAGCCAGATGCTCTCGGAGCATCACGGCTATGAGGTCACGAGCATCGCAGCGCCGATTCGTGAGATCGCCGTCATGGCGTATGGCAAGTTCGACAAGGCTATGAAGTACCCCCAGCAGACGCTGGGACTCTCTCGGCTTCTGACTGGGCGTGAGCTGCTGCAGGAGATCGGCGCCGCTCTCCGTGAGATGGACTCACTCTTCTGGATGCGGGTGTGGCTTCTTCGGACGAAGCGTGGCGCTGATGACGGCACCCTTGACCCGATCACCTTCGTGGTGGACGACGTCAGGCTGGACGCTGAGCGGGCCTTCATCCGCGCGTGGTACCCCGACACGCTCTTCGTGCGGCTGGTGCGCCCCCCGGTCGGGGAAGAACAGACGTGGCAGCATGACATCACGGAGCGACAGGCTGGCGACATGGAGGCTGAGTTAGTTCTTGACACGGACGCCCTCAGTCCGTCAGAGTGCATCGCAGCCGTTCTTGAGGCGGCACACTTGGAGGTTGAAGCATGAGCGAACTGAGCGAACTTGAGACCATGGCGGAGATGGTGGGCTTCCGCTACGCCAACTGCAGCATCGACACGGAGACCCGCAAGGTCACCCTGCAGTGCGAAGACCATGACGGGCAGACGTTGACCGTTGAAGCCGACACCCTCAGCAACGCAATGAGCGCCATGATGGTGAAGCTGGGCGCAATGCTCCAGCGGGATGGTCAGACATGGCAGGAGTAAAGGCGAAGCGCGGCGGGCCATCGTTGCCCCCACGCTGGACGGACTCAGACTGCACAGAGTGCGGCAAGGTGATCAGCGTCGCTGACCCGAAGAAGCCAGTCTTCCCAGCGAGCCGGGTGAAGGTCATCACCTTCAACGGCGCCAAGGGCAACGTGCGCCTGCACTGGCGTCACAAAGGCTGCGTCAAGTGATCGACTCACTGATCGTCTGCCTGATGGTGGTGCACACACTGATCGCCCTTGCCATGGGTTGGATTGGCGTGACGAATCACCGCGCCAGCTCGGGCATCGTCATCGCGTGGTTCACCATCAGCCTGCTGACGATCGTCGGGCTGGGGCAGGCGCTACGATGAGCCGCATGAGTGACCTTGACATTGACCTGAAGAACGCAGCACGCAGCCGCATGGGGAAGAACAACCGTCAACGTGGTAATGGGCTGGAGCGGCGGCTGGCTGCTGAACTGACTGAGGCTGGGCTGGCTGGGATTCGCGTGGGGCACCTAGGGGGCAAGACTGACGTGAAGGCACTCGGGCTGATCATCAGCGCCAAGAAGGGCGGCGCCTACTCGGAGCGATTCGATAAGTGGCTGAACGAACTTACGCCGAAGGCTGACGAAGTCGCCGCGCTGGTGGTGGAAGACGCCCCCGGCTCAGGCATCAAGGCCCGTCGCATGGTCGTCATCCACTGGGAGACACTGGTGCAGCTGCTACAGCAGCGGGAGGAGAAGTCATGAAGGTCGCA